CCTACACTTGCACAAATTGAGTTAAGATTAACGGGCCTTAACAATACGCCATTAAAATGACCAACAGACTGCCGCCCGAATTGCATTTGGTTCACGGCACCAAAGCCGCTCATAAAGCTGAGCCGTTGCCTGAACATGTGCGAATGCGAGTTCCAAAAGCGGATTGGCTGGACGATCCAGATTCTTGGGATCGAGATCAATTTATGCGAGAAACGGCTGAGTTTCTTTGGCAAACATACGGCATTGGCAGCGATCAAGACAAACACGTTTTGTCGGCACTGGCAACGCAAATAGAAATTTATGTTGAATGTTGGAAAGGTGTAAAAAAAGGAGGCATTATCACTCGATTTAACCAAGGTTCAACAATTGGCCCCAATCCATTTATTCGTGTTGGAGACAAAGCATTGATGCGAGCAATTGCGTTGATGAATGAACTAGGGTTAACACCAAAAGGCCGATTGGTTGGGGGAGCTCAACGAGAAGCGGGTAAATATTCCAAACTTTTAAATGGACCATGAAAAGCAAAACGATAGAACAAGTTACGATAGAAAAACTGATCCCGTATGCAAGGAACAGTCGCACCCATAGTGATGCACAAATAGCGCAAATTGCTGCAAGCATCAAAGAATTTGGGTTCGTAAACCCCGTGCTTATTGATGAGCAATACGGCATTGTCGCGGGTCATGGGCGCGTGATGGCGGCGCGTAAATTGGGCATGGAAGAAGTTCCGTGTATCAAATTAACTCATCTCACGGAAAATCAAAAGCGGGCTTATGTTATTGCCGATAACAAATTGGCATTAAACGCTGGTTGGGACGATGAGATGTTGCGCGTTGAATTGCAAGAATTAAGCGATGCGGACTTTAATCTTGCGTTTACGGGATTTGACGAAAATGAGTTAATGAAACTCATGGGCTTAGAAGAAAAAGAAGAAGCAACAGAACAATCTGTGGACGCGGTTTTTGAAATTGTCATTAGTTGTTCAAGCGAAGATGAACAGCAAAATTTGTTTGAAACAATGACGACCAAGGGATACAAATGCCGCGTTTTAACCATGTAGTAGAAACTCAATATCAACCGTCTTTTAGAACAGAAAAAGTCGCTGGCATGTTTGATGTGCCGGTTGAACCCGTGATTAGAAAATCATGGATGGTTGATTTGCCAATTGAAGCAGCACCGTGGTCAATCGGTTTGATCGTTGGTGCAAGCGGCGCGGGCAAAACAACAATTGCAAAACGAGCATTTAAAGATGCAACATTTTTTGAGCAACATCAATGGGGCGCAACATCGTTTTTAAATGATTTTAAAAAAGAGTTGGACGTAAAACAAATTACAGATTCTTTAAGTCATGTTGGATTTGCCAGCCCGCCATCTTGGTTGTTGCCATATTATTGTTTAAGTAACGGTCAAAAATTTAGGGCTGATTTAGCAAGGGCAATTTTAGAAACAGAAGGCATTCTCGTTTTTGATGAATTTACATCTTTGGTTGATCGCACAGTCGCCAAAATTGGCAGTTATGCAGTGCAAAAATTTGTTCGCAAAATGAACAGGCAATTTGTTGCGGTTACATGCCATTATGATGTTGCGGAATGGTTAGAGCCTGATTGGATTTATGATGTTTCGACAATGGAATTTTCTCGGAGGTCACTTCGGCGACCACAAATCGAAGTCCAGATTTCACAAGTACATCATTCCGTCTGGCAAATATTCAAAGGCCATCATTATTTAAGCGCCGAATTAAACAAGGCCAGTAAAATTTTTGTCGCTGAAATTGAGCAACAACCGGCAGCAATGGTGGCGATTTTGCCGTTTCCGCATCCGCACATAAAAAACATGTGGAAAGGTCATCGAACGGTAGTTTTGCCTGATTTCCAAGGAATTGGATTGGGTAATAAATTAAGCGAACATGTCGGTGATTGGTTATTAAATCAAGGCAAAAGATTCACAAGCGTCACCAGCCATCCCGCTATGATTCATTATCGAGCAAAATCCAAAAAATGGATCATGACTCGCGGGCCAAGCAGATTGGCGCATCCGGGAACAAAAGCAAAAATTCAAACAGCAAAAAACACCAGCATTAGCAGGTTAACAGCGTCTTTTGAATATGTTGGCAATAAATGAATTATGAAGATGGAATCCTTTACGCTGTTGGTGTTGTAAAAGGTGAAATACCCGTCTGCCGAAATGTGCGTTTGGCCTGCCAGCGGTTCCTAAACCAGCTTGAAGATAAGGCATGGGCGTGGGAATTCCACACCCGTTACGTTGAGCATTTCCTAGAGTTTGCCGGGACGCTGTGCCACACCAAAGGCCCGGACGCTGGCAAGCCCCTGGTCTTGCAGCCGTTTCAAGTTTTCCTGATTTGCGCCATCTATGGCTTTCGGTCAAAAAAAGACCAAAAGCAAAGAATGGTGCGGGATGTGATTGTGTACATTCCCAGGAAGGCGGGCAAATCTACCCTGATTGCGGCTATCGGGCTTTATGAACTGGCCTTTGGGGAATCCGGGGCCGAAGTCTATTGCTTGGCGACAAACCGCGACCAAGCATCCATCGTGTTTACGGCGGCGCAGGGTTTCATTGATGCGATGCCGCCAGATGTTGCTGCGCTGTTCAATCCAAGCAGGAACCGCATCACAAAGCTGGGCGATGCCCAAAGCCGGTTTGAAGCCCTTAGCAGGGACACCAAAAAGACCGGGGACGGCAAAAACCCGTCTTGCGCCATCATTGACGAAGCGGCGCAAATTGTTGATCGCAACAGCATTGAGGTTCTTTTTTCGGGCATGGTGGCGCGTCAAAACCCGTTGCGTATTTACATCACCACCGCCAGCTTTACAAAAGAAACCAAGTTTTACGAGGACATGCAAATGCTGGAAGCAATGCTGTCCGGGGAAGCCGTGGACAACCCAAGATGGTTTGGGTTACTTTTTAGTTTGGATCTTGCCGATGATTGGCGAGACCCGACAACATGGGCAAAAGCAAACCCGATGCATGGGATAAGCGTTTTTGAAGAAGCGATTTCCCAAAGAGCAGAAGAAGCGAAACACAAGCCCGCAGCTTTAAATGAATTTCTATGCAAGACCCTGAACCTTTACGTCAGCGCAAATAGCGCCTGGGTTGATCGGAATTATTGGGATGACCCAAGGTGCAACATCATGACCCAGCGGGAGCCAGAATCCGTTTTCATTGGATTTGATTTAGCAGCAGTCCGCGACCTTAATGCCGTTTGTACTTTGAAGCGATACGACGATGCTGATTTTGAAGCCGAATGGAAATTCTTCATGCCTGAGGAGGGGTTTTCCCTAATTCCAAAACATTACGGCGATATTTTTCGTGTGGCGCGGCAATCGGGCATTTTGCACATCACAGAAGGCAATGTGATGGATGACCGCGAAATCAGCGATTACATCATTCAGCAATCAAACCGATATCATGTGACCGAAATTGGCTATGACGCATACAACGCAGCGTCACTGGTTGCAAGGCTGCACGATTCAGGATTGCCGGTCAAAAAGGTGGGGCAAGGCATGGCGGTTCTTAGCAACCCGTCAAAACACGTTGAAAAACTCATCATGCAACATGCGATTAAGCATGATGGCAATCCATTCGTGGGATGGCAGTTGGGAAACTGCGAGGTTTATATAGATGTGAACGGAAACGTCAAGGTTCGCAAGAATGAAGCAGACAAAAGCGCAAAAGTAGATGGTATTATTGCGCTTATCATTGCGATGCATTGCAGCTTAGATCATCCCGCAATGAGTGGATTTGGTTTCCGCACCTTGTAAGGACGCATCATGAAAATCCCAGGTATCCCCGAAATTTTTCAGCGTAAAGCTGCAAAAGCGGATGAATCAAACACGCTTTATGGGCAAACGGCGCTTGGGAATAATATTGTTTACCAAGGCGACAACAAGCGCCCAACGGTAAACACGCAAATTCTGTATGTAACCACTAGCAGCACCACAGATGCAGGCAGGCCGGTTGATACAAGCCTGCTATCGCGCAACAGTACGGTTATGTCGTGCGTTTCCGTCAAGGCTCGGGCCATTTCGCAGTTGCCAATCAAGATTATGGCGAAAGCCGACGATGGCACATATGTCGATGCTATCTGCTCGGACAAAGTTGGAACAAGGGATAAAGCAAAAGCCAAATCTGTTTTAACTCTATTGGAAAACCCTAATAACTTCCAAAGCCAATATGAATTTTGGTATCAGTGGATGATGTGGCATGAAATGCTTGGCGAAGCCTTCACCTTGTGGTGGAGGAAAGACCAAGACAGCAACACGCAAACACCTTTGGAAATGTACATTTTGGACAGCACATTGATTGCTGTCACGATTACGCCTGCTCGATATCCGTCTTATCGTCTTAGCACCCCAAGCTATGGATTCAGCAAGGATGAGCCGCTGGCAATGCATCAGGTGATGCATGTTAAAGATCAGGCGTGGCAAGGTTCGGCAGGTTTTAACAAAGGCATTCTGGCTGCCGAGTTGGTCGGGCTAGATCAGGATATTGATTTGTATGCCAATTACGTCATGCTAAACGGGGCCAAGCCCAGCGGCTTGTTTATCACTGAACAGGTGATTCCCGACAGCAAATATAAAGAAATTGCAGCGCGTCTAAAAGAGGCGTGGTCAAGTATGGTCGGGAGCCAAAAGACCGACAAGAGCAAACCCGGACAGGGCATGCTGCTAGATCAGGGCATGAAATATGAAGCCCTTAAACCCTTGACCCTGCAAGATACCGATTTGGCAAACCTGAAGCTGCAAACCATGAAGCGAATTTGCGCTGTGTATGGTGTGCCGCCAAGCATGGTTGGCGTGGGTGATAGCAAATACAACAACACGCAAACGATGCTGGATGAGTTTTATAAATCGACGATGTATCCGGTTTTGGTGAACGTTCAGCAGAAATTAAAGCAGCAGCTTTTTAACGGCTACCCAAATTTGTATGTGGAATTCGACACCAAAAATTTCCTGAAGGGTGCGCCGTTGGATCAAATGAATTTTGCTCAATCTGGCGTGTCCAATGGCATCATGACACCAAATGAAGCACGGGAATATTTGGGCATGAGTAAAATTGACAACGCCGACCAATTGAAAAGTGACGCAAAACCAGCGGAACCAATTCCTGGCAGCAGCCCGCAAGACACCGGGGGCGGGGGCGGCAATCAGACCCGGAAAATGAACATTGGCAAATAAAATTGTCCATTATTTTCCGAATAGTGGTAGCATCCCTGGCAACATATAAGCCAAATGCTGACCCGCCACCTAAACGCGGGAGGCCACCTAAAATAATATACGACATTGATAGATCAAACGTCGTTGAGGTAATACATGACCAAGCAAATGCTGATCCTGTGCGAAGCCAAACTAGCAACCGAGGCCGCACAAAGCGGAAAAGCACCGACCGGAAAGATTGAGGCCCGAGTTACCACCTGGGGGCCGCGTGAAGGCGCAGACGGTCGGCGTTTTTTCTATAAGCCCGAGGGCTTTATGGATTGGGCAAAAGAATTTACATCGTCGGGCAGGCCGTTGCCCATGTTTGTCAATCATTCCGCAGATCAAATCCCTGTTGGTGAATGGACAGAATTTGCGTTTGATGATGAGGGCATGACAGCTACCGGACGGCTGTACATGAACACCACACAGGGCGCAGACCTATATAACGTCATGAGCGAAAGCCCCGCAATGTTTGGCGGCGTTTCGGTTGGCGCATACGCTGAAGAATTTCAGTGGGTCAAAGAAGATGGCGAAGTGTTTCCCGCTGGATCGGGCGATTATTGGGATGAGGGTTATTTTCAAATCACCAAAGGCGGGCTGCGCGAAGTGTCCGTGGTGATGTACCCCAACAATCCAGCAGCCGAAGTGCAAAAGCTGGAATACTTTACAGCCGAGGGGCGCGTAAACCCTCGCATGATGGAAAAGGCTCTGCGTGAGGCAGGGCTTTGCCGAAAGGATGCGACCACCGCATCTTTGTTGTTCGACAAAATTTTGTTGGCGCGTGAGGCCCAGCAAAAGCCTGTCGAAAAACCCCAAATCGTGAGTGAGTCCGATGCGGTGGCCGAAGAAGCAGCAATTCTCGAAGCACTTCAGCAACGCGAATTGATGCAAGCCCTTAATGCACGTTTGAAAGGTTAATCATGTCTGACAAAATTATTGAAAAGCTGGACGCTATCGCAGCATCCAACGAAGCCAAAATCAGCGAAATCACTGCGGCTGCTGAGGCCAAAGTGGATGCCGCTAAAGCTGAACTGACCGAAAAAGTCGCAGCCCTGGAAGCCAAAATTTCCACCCTGCAAGCGCCTGCTTACATCGAGCGCACAAGCCCCAGTGTTCGCAAAGAAGTGAACAAATCGGTTCGTGAGCAACTGAAACAAGTTATTGGCGGCAAATCGCAGTTTGAAAAAGAACTGAAGATTTTTGCCAACGAAGCTGAGATGCAAGCCTATTTGAGCGAGGCATCGGCCCTGACCGGCGGCGGTAATAATCAGGGTGGACGCACCGCGTATGACCCCGTGTTTCGTGCGCTGCGTCTTGCCAACCCGCTGCGCGGCATGTCCCGCACCGTGGCAACTGATGGTTCAAGCTATCAATTCCGCGTCAAGACCGGCAACGCTGGCGCACAGTGGGGCTACGCCATTCAAAACAACGGCGCGGCAACAACCGAGGACACCAGCATTTGGCAAATTGTGCTGAAGGATATCAACGTCCAATTCCCGATCCGCACTGCGGCTCTGGATGACATTGATGGCCTTGAGGCGAACGTTGTCGATGACATGCTGGCCGAATTCGCACAGTCTGAGGCGCTTTCGATGGTGGCCAATAATGACCAGAGCGGCACCGGCACATCGGTTGCAACTGGCGGCGCTGATGGCTTGCGCGGTTTGGATCAGTACCCTGGCGCAAATGCTACATACGCGGGCGGCACGTTCAGCGTTTCGGCATTTGGCACTAGCGGCACCGGTTCGACGACCGGTCTGCATAACGTGGCAACTTATGACCAGATTACCACCAACGGCAATACCGTCGGCGCAAATAACATCACATATAACGATGTTATCAATCTGATCTATGCATTGCCGCAGCAGTATTGGACAGAAAACGCCAAGTTCCTGATTAGCCCGATTTTGCTGAACGGCATTCGGAATTTGAAGGACAACAACGGCGCACCGATCTTTAATCGTAACGAAGGTCTGTCGGTTGAGGGTATTGTTGGTCAGTTGCTGGGCTTTGACGTTGTGGTCAACAAGTATTTGGACACGCCATCGCAAACCGCAACGGGGTCGGCTGGCACAACTAGCCTGTATCCGATGTATTTTGCGGATTGGAGCCGGTTCCATACCATCATTGACCGTCTGAATATGGTTATGCGGAGATATGACCAGACGCTCCCAGGATTTATTACATTCTTTGGGGAAAAGCGTTTGGCAACATCTGTGCGCGACCCGTTTGCTGGTGTGCGTTATCGCTCGACCGGCACCGCGACCTAATTGCAGGAAGCCATTGGCGGGGGATTCGTCCCCTGCCTTTTTTCCAAACAATAAACGGACAAATCATGACCATCACCGAAAAAATCCTCAGCGGTATTAAGCAGGCAATCACCGAAGGCGGTGAGGCAAAAATTGATTTGCAAGAAGCGTCGGCAATTACCGGCTCGGGTTCGGGTGTTGGCGGTAATGTTGTTTTTGATGATGCTTTCGCAGCATTGCGATATGCAAACCCTTTTCGTTTGGCTGCGCGACAAATTCCTGCCATTGGCTCGGATATGCAATTTGTTGCAAAAACCGGTAACGCAGCAAACAGCACGAATCCTTGGGGCTACACGTTTACGCCTAATAGCGGTTCACCCAACGTAAACACCAGCATTTGGCAATTGCCTGTGCGCGTGTTGGTGGCTGAATTGCCGATTCGAACAGCGGTGCTGTCGGACGTTAACAATCTTGAGCCGACGATTGCCGAAGATTTGATGCTAGAGTTTTCGGCTCTTGAGGCCACTTCAATGGCGGTCAATAACGATCAAGCTGGAAGCACTACAACAAGCACGGGCGGCACAAATGGCCTGCGGGGCTTGGACATGTACGCCAGCGGCGCGGCAAGCGCATTCGGCACCAGCGGAACCGCAATTACAAACGGCATCCATACGCTGGCAACGGTGTCGCTTGGCGGGTCGGCTGTAACCTACAACAAGGTTGTGGACATGGTGAACGCTTTGCCACCGCAATATTGGATGCTGCCGGGGACGATGTGGCACATGACCCCGACGATGATTCAAACGCTGCGCCAACTAAAAGACAACCAAGGTTTGCCGCTGTTTCTTGAGATTGGCGAAAAAGACGGTTGCGCTTTGGGGCATGTGTTTGGGTTCCCGGTTATTGCCAATCCTTACCTGACAAGCGCATTCCCGATTTACCTTGCAAATTGGACGCGATTCCTGACCATTGGTGACACTGAGCAAATGACGATTAAAGCATTTGAACAAACACAGCCTGGGTTTATTACGATGTTTGCGGAAAAGCGCATGGTGTCATCTGTGCGTGATCCGTTTGCCGGTGTTCGCATGAGCGCAGCCTAATTAGGGGCCAAGCATGACGATAGAGCAGGTCGGTTATCTAAACTACGGTGCGCCGACACGCAATCCGTTCAATTACGAAAAGGTTGAGCAGATCAACCGCGACAACGTAACGGCGTGGTTGACGCTGGAGCAGTTGACGCAACAGATTAACCTTTACGATGACGAATCGCAGGATGCTTACATTCAAAGCCTGGAATTGGCAACGCGACAGGCTATCGAGGATTTTTTGGGCCTAAGCATTTTCCCCGTGTCTTATCGGGTTTGGTATAACGCATCATCGTTGTATGGAACCCCTTTAACGCTGGATTTGCCAGAAGTAAGCCAAAACATTGCGCCATCTTTGGAAGGCGTAACAATTAACGCGGTCAAATATTGGACGCAGGCGGCAGTGCCTGTTTTAAACACGGTAAACCCAAGCCAATATTATTACGATCCCAGCGGCAACAAAGTTGTTTTAGCAAGCCTGCCAAGTAATTTAAATGTCGCAATGACAAGCCCTGTCTTTTGCGAATACACAACAACGGCAAATCCAATTGCGGCATATCCTGTCATAAAGCAGGCCGGTTTGTTGTTGTTCGTGCATTTGTACAACAACCGCAGCAACACTACAGAAATTTCTTTAAAAGAAATTCCTTTCGGCGTTGCTACTTTGTTGCGCCCTTACAAGCCGTTGGTGATGTAATGTCGATTAGGCGTTTTGAGGCAATTGACGTAAACAATTTGACCTTTGGGCAGTCAAGTTTTGGTCAGCAATCGACCACTCAAACCAAATGGTTTGCAACGCGGGCCGAAGTGTCCGAGGTTGCGAACAGCCTAAAGATAAGTGAGAAATATCGCGTCTATCAAGATTTGGTAAATTTCACGATCAATTACACGCCCAACGCTCGGACAATTGTTAATAATCAAAATTCATATTCGATTAGATGGCGCGACCATGATTGGCGAATTACAGACGCTCGGGAATCAAATGATCGGATGAAAGTTAAATTGCTTTGCTACCGGACAGACCCTGTAACGGCGGTATAAATGGCACAAACAAACCCGTTCGCGCTAGGGCAGGCGATCCAGTATCAACTGGCATCCATTGCCGCGCCTGTGCCGGTGTACGCAGCCTTTAACCGCAATTTTGCTACGCAGCCCCAGTTCATTGTTTGGATGTTGCGGAACGTGCATCAGCCGGTTTACACGGGGCAACTGCAAAACAACAAAGGTATCGACACGCCTATTTTTCAAATTTCTGTTTACACGCAGAACATTGAGAATGGATTTACGATTTCAAATCAGATTTTGCAAGCCTTGCATGGTTACAGTGGAATGTTTGGCAACCCAGCAACGAATGGGTTTTTCTTGGCAAAAGCTGATGTGTCATGGCTTTACAACACCTACGACAATGACGAAAATCTAGCCCATGTGGTGATGGATTGCATGTTGTATATCCCAAACTGACAAGATACTAATATCTTCAACCCTGTTTAAAGGAAAGCAAAATGGCTCTTATCAATAAAGTGATGCCCGGTTATGTGGCAACCCTGTGGATGCAAGACGAGGTTTCGCCCGTTGCCCTGACAGATGCACAACTGTCTACTTGGACGGCGCAAGTTGCTAATCTGATTGGCTCATCTGCTGGAGGTACTGGCACAAGTACCACCTGTCTTTTGATTCCCGTTGAGAACATTCCCCCATTCGGTGCTGATGATGCAATGGCTGCTTACGCGGTTGCTGGTGCCCGGACAGGCGCGAAAATCACGACACAGAATCAGGTCACAAGCATGACCATTACCGCAGCATGGAACAGCGCAGACCCTGCCCTGTTGCTGATTCGCGGTGACGGCTACAGCGGGTCGGTTATCCGAACCTATGTGGTGGCTGTGTATGACGGCACCAACACCGTTGCCTATGCCTTTAACGCTCGCGTGGGCGGCATGACCTGGGATTTGAACACCGCAGCGGAAAGCAAGTTCAATTTCACTTTGCACCCTGTTGGCGGCAACAGCTACGGCTGGTCAACCAACACCTAATGGTGAGATGCCCTGCCCTCCGGGGCGGGGCATTACAAGACATGATCCAACACGATATAAAGACCAGCGATGATTTGCTGGCATTCTTGGCTGCTCAGGCCGAAAAAGACGGCAAGCAATGGTTCGGTTATTTGCAACAGCGCATGACCGGCGTTAGCCTTTGCCATCAAATTGCTGCGCGTCATGCCGACACAATGACCCCTGCTGAAGTTGTCAATTACGTCAAAGAATTGAACAACGAAATTTTTCACCGCATTATCAAGCCGGGGGCTTAAATGGGCGGCGTTGTCATCAAGCTGGAAGGCATTGGCGAAGTTGACAAAGCATTAAAAAGCCTTGAGGAAGATTTTGGACAAAAGGAAAGCGCAAAGCGGGTGCTGGTGCCTGCGGTGCGCGAGGCGTTAAAGCCGGTGCTATCGGCAGCAATACAGAATGCTCCCAAGGACACAATGGGGCTTGCGTTGTCATTGCAAATCGAAGCAAGAAGGCCAACAGCAAAAGATCGGCGCAGCAAATATATTACGCAAACCGATACGGTTATCGGAGCCGTCACCACAGCGTCAGGAAAAAAACTGGCGCGTATGAGCGAAGGCAAGGGGCTTATTGCGGCGCGTAAACGATTGAAGAAAATGGGATTTGATAATGCAGAATCTTTTGCAGGAATCAAATCTGATGCGCGGGCCATTGCTCAAGAGTTTGGCACCGCAAAACATGGCGCACAGCCTTATTTAAGGCCAGCATTGGAGGCAAACGCACAAAGCACAGTCACACGATTAGCAGACATTTTAAAACGGCGAATCGCTCAATTCCGAGCAAAACAAACAGCATAAGACATGACAAAACTTTCAAATCTTCTTGGCGAAAAATACCAAGCCAAACGCGCAAATATTTTTATCCGTTCATTTGAACTGGGCGGGCACACATTCAAAGTTCGCATTCCGTTTGTTGCGGAATCGGACGCGATCTACAAAAAGATCAGCGACCCAGACGCAGAGCATATTGAGCGCATCTATCAGCAACTGGCCGAGCCATTGCTTGTGCTAAAAGATCAAGCAACAGCAGATTCGGAAATTCAGTATCAAGAAAACGATATTGTGGTTAAAGGCCGATCCATGAGGGAAGCGGCAAAAAATAAAGCGATGACGGAAAATCGAGTTGTGGAATATATCAAGCTGTTGGTTCCTGAACAGCCTGACATGAAACTTGATGATTTGACATACGAAGAAGTGGAATCAGAATGGCCGTGGACTGTGCAAGTTGCTTTGATTGAAAAGATCACCGAGGCAATCAGCCCAAGTTACAAGGAAACGCGGGGAAACTGATTAGCTCATTGAGGACGCAGGTTGAATGCGCGATGATCTTCAATGGGCACACACACGACAGCCTAGCGCAGTTGGACGAAATGACGATGGCCCAAATCCAAGTAATGTATTCGGATGGGGTGCTGGGCAATCAAGGGGTGATAACAGTTTTAGCACAATTAACGGCGGGTGTGTTTAATTACATGCGTGCGCCAAACACACCGGATTTCAAGCTAGCCAAGATTTTGTCATCCGCTTATGATTACATTGTGCCGCCACTGACTCCAGAGCAGCAAAAAGAAGCCACCAATAACGCTTTGAAAACGTACATGACGGCTGCGCCCGGATTTCGGCAAGACAGGTTTAAAACATGACAAACTTTATTGGTCGATTGGGCGTTACGCTGGGGCTTGACAGCGCGGAATTTACACGCGGTATCGAGGGCGCTAAACGCGGGTTGCAATCGATTGGGCAGTTTGCCCAGCAATATGGCGCAATTGCAGCGACGACATTTGCAGGGGCAAGTCTCGCGGCGGCAAGATACGCTGATGAAATTGTAGATGTTGCAAAAGCAAATGACGTAGCGGTTTCGTCAATTATTCAATTGCGCGATGCGCTGTCTAAAAGCGGCGGCGAGGCAGGTAACGCATCAAAGTTTTTGTCCAGTTTTACCCAGTACATTGACAAAGCTGCGGAAGGTTCTTTTGAGGCGCAGAAAACGCTACAAGGGCTGGGCGTTTCCCTAAAAGATTTAAAAACATTAAGCATAGATGAGTTGTTCAGGAAAACAGCAATTGGCCTTGCTGGAATGGATGACGCGCTGACCCGCAGCGCAAAAGGCATGGAGGTTTTTGGTAAATCCTTTAAAGGAGTTGATGCCCAAGGATTTGGCGAAGAAATTAACAAATTAACAACAATTACAAAACAGCATGAAGACGGAATAAAAGCGGCGGCAGATGCTTATGACAATCTTGCGGAAATGAGCCGCAGGGCATCAGAAAAGATGGCGTCAACTGTTGGCCCAACAATGAAGTTTTTGACAGATGAAGTAAAAAAACTTTTTTTAGAAGGTAAAAAATTTGAAGATTCTGATTTGTGGAAAATGATTTTTCCGCAAATTAGATATGGCGCTGGAAATAAACAAACACCTAAACCCGAAAGCAATGAACCAACACCGGCTGATGTGGCTGGCGTTGCAAATGCTGGAGCGCCGGTTATACAAAGACGGCCAGTTAAAGCTGGAGTTGATAAAGAAGCAGAAGAAGCTGCCAAAAAAGAATTGGCAATAAGATTACGAGTAATGCAGTTAAGAGAGCAAGACCGAGAGCGCATAAACAAAGAAAATCAAGAGCTATTTGATTATCAAAGAAAAAACCGCGAAGCAGAAGAAGAAGCAGAAAACAAAAGGCAGCAACGAATCGTAGATGCTCAATTTGATCGACAGAATCAAAGGGAAGAAGATGCGCGGGCATTTGCCCAGCAAGACGATCAAAGACAGCAAGCGCAATTGTTTTATGCTCGACAAGCAAGAGCAGATGAGGAAACTGCAAAACGTCAATTAACTATTTTTGATTTGCAAAAACAAGCACTGTTAATGAAAGACAGGGATGTAAAACTTGCCGAAGAAGTTCTGCAATTGCAATTTAAATATGCTGATAAAGTAAAAGAGATAAACGAAAATCAAGCATTGACAGACAAACAAAAAAAAGATGCATTGTGGCAGCAAAAACAAGTTACGGAAGCTGAATTTGCTGTCGCAAGGGAGCGTCATAAATTCCGAGTGGAAATGGAATCGGAAGATATGGGGACAATTGGTTTCTTTGCGGCTGCAATACAACAAGCGCAAAACGCAAGAACTGCATTCCAATATGGTGGAGATGCTTTCCGATCAATGGTCGGCAGTATGGATGCGGCTTTAACTAAATTTGTTCAAACGGGCAAATTGAGTTTTAAAGATTTGACCCGGAGCATTATTCAAGATTTGATCTTGATTCAAATGCGAGCGCAAGCAAGTGCTTTGTTTTCGCGTTTAGTCGGTGGGTTAATTGGTAATGTAGGCTCAGGTAGTTTTATTGGCCCCGGTTTAGCACAAAACGCATTGCCAGCAGACTTTAACCAATATCTGGCAAATCCAAATGCTGGCGTCATCCCAATGATGGCAAACGGTGGCCCAGTATCAGGGAACAGTCCGTATATTGTTGGCGAGCGCGGCCCGGAGTTGTTTGTGCCGCAAAGAAGCGGCATGATCGTTCCCACAAATCAATTGGCAAACGCAATGGGTGGGCAAACGATCAATTACAACGGCCCATATATCCAGCAGATGAGCGCAATTGACACGCAGTCAGGGATGCAGTTTTTGGCGCAAAATAAGCAAGCGGTCTGGGCGGCAAATCAAAGCGCCCAGCGGTCTTTACCAATGAGCCGATAACATGAGCTTACAAACCATTTTAAGCATTTGCGAATCGGTCGGCATTAACGATCAAAGATTTGTTGGGCAAACGCTAAGCCGCAATCAGAAACTAACAACGTCGGAAATTCTGACGGTTGTTCCGTTTGAGTTTGAATTGCGACCAATGAATTATTTGTTTTATTCGCAAAATCGGACAACGCTAAATAGCTTGCGAATTCCTGATAAATCATTGCCGCAATATTTAAACTTTGGTCAAACTGGATGGCTCAATTATGTCAAATATCAAGGAGACATGAGCGCAATTGAAATTGGCAATTGTTTGTGGTTAACAGCCAGTGCAA